AACAGCCCGTGGGGTGACGCTCTGATTGGGTGCGCGCTCCGTGCGAGCGAGGCTTCCCGCTATGACGTGCCGGCCGAGGCGACCGATCGGCTTGAGTACTCCCTCCGAGCCCAACTCTGGGCCTGGCCCGTCGGCTACAACGCCCCGCTCTACCGCCTCGCCATCGCCGACGAGAACCAGCAGCTCTACGACTCCCTGGGCGACGTCCCCGAAGACGGGATCGTCCGAAAGAAGAACGGCGACCTCCGCACAGACGACTTCTACCTGCCGGCGCTCCTCGCCATGGCAGTCCAGACCGGCATCGAGACATCGGACTTCGAGACCCTCCAGCTCGCCGCCCGCATCGCCCTGAAGCTCACCGGAGACGGGGACCTCATGCGCTACATCGAGCAGCGCGGGGTGGATCACCTTCGGATGACGGCCTACTTGGTGCCGTTGGCGAAGATCGCGCCCCCCGGGCTAATTCAGCAGTTGGGGAAGGAGGGGAAGGTTGCGGAGCCTGTGAAGGTGGGAGGGGAGGTTTGAAGCCCCGCCCCTCCACCCTCCTCGTCTACACCCTCGCCCTAGCTCTGCTGGTCTGGGGGTGGGCGTGAACCCGGTCATAGTCCTGGCCACGGCCTGCCTTAGCGGCCTCGTCGGGTTCGCTCTCGGGGTGACCGCTTCGCGTGGCGCCCAGCGCGAGCGCGAGCGCATCAGGCCCGAGCGGTCTGGCGATCCTCTGATCGACTGGCACCCCCTCGGAGAGGAGGAGGCGTCGGATGGGTGATTTTGGAAAGCTGACCTGGGGCGCGGGGCCCGTCGACCCCAACGACACCATCCGTAGGGCGATGAAGCGTCTGCGCGAGCCGGTCCCGATCGAGCCCGACTACCTGCTCACCAGCGAGCGCAGTCACCGCCGCCTCACCCGCGACGAAGCCCGCGGCTACTGCGCCCCCTGGCCGCCGTGGAGGCCCCCCAAACGTCTCCGATCCGCAAAGGGTCTCATGCGTGCCGGCATGGCCGCGCGGATGGCACGCGAGATCGAGGCGCACCTGCGGCAGCCTGGCGCCGTCCGTCGGCGCGAGCTGGTGGTCTTCGGCTACGACGCATACTGCCAGCGCTCCGCCTCCATCCACGGCCCAGACCCTTCGACCGCCATCGACCCCGAGGGCACGTATCTCGTGGCGGCCCATGCCCGAGCCCGTCGAGGAGGTGAGGTCCAAGAGGCCCGCTCGAGCTTGCGTCCACTCCAGGTCGAGCCCGGCACCCGCCCCACCGAGGAGCAGATCGGGGAGCGCATCCCATTGGTCGCGTTGGACCTTGCCCAGGTCTTCGCCGGCAGCGCGATCCGCCCTGGTGGCTGGGAGTTCTTTCCGACCGAGCCTGAAAGGTCGTTCCAGATCGAGGCTCCAGGCTGGAGGCAGACCGTATGGCGCAGCTGACGGACCTCCCCACTGGCATCCAACTCGGCCTCATCGCCGCCCCCCTCCTCGCGTTCGGCGCCGGCTGGGTCTGGGGGGAACTCTGCGGTTGGCGCGCGTCCTACCGCGCGATCGGCCCCCGCCCGCTGTTCTGGGCCTGCCCGCACTGCGGACACGCCAGACCGCTCTTCAGATGCGACCCCAAGCCTTCGGAGGCTTCCGCCAATGGCGACGCTACGTGAGTTCCTGACCGAATCTGGATTTGACTTCGCGGGTGGTCGCTTGATCGTCAGGCGAGACCGGGCCACCGGCCGGTACATCGAGGGCGATTACCACACACAAGCCGAGGACGGAGTCGAAGTCTCGATGGACGACCCGATTTTGGATGCTGAGTTCGATTCGGGATTTGGGGATGCGGAATGCCCGGCCTACGTCGCCGAGGACTCGAAGGCGCTTCACTTCCCCTACACATACGACGGCGCAACGGGCCCCACGAAGGTTCTGAAGGACCTGTCGCTGTATTTGCTACCCGAGAACAAGACCCCCTATCCCGGAGGCTGACCAGTGAACCGACGCCAACTCCTAACTCGCGCTTTAGGCGCCGTGGACTCGCTCTCGCTGTACGGGCCGGCGGCGGTTGCGCTCAAGCCTCGGCGATCCGCTCCGTTCGCCGGGCGCCGCAGTGACATTGTCCTGATCGACGAGGCCGATCCATGCGCCAGCGCCTCGCTGGAGAGACTGCTTGGCCTGCTGGAGGAATACTCGTCGCAAGACTGGCTGGAGGCTGAGTTCAGGCTCTTTCAGTCCTACCACCAGTGGGCCGCCGGGCAGCCGGAGAGCCAGCTGTGACCGACCCCCAGCCCAGCACCCAGCCGACGCGCCTCCCCGGCGTCCCAGCACCCAAGCAGCTCCTGCGAGGGCGACTGGTCAAGGAGCGGCCGGTGCCTGACTACCGCGCCCTGGCGGCCTTCATGGGCTGGTTCATCAGCCGCGACAGCACCTTCGCCGCCGCGCTCGCTCAGATCAGCCAGGAGCGCAGGCCGTGACCCCCTCCCCTGCCCGCACCTGGATCCCCATCCACCCCCACACCGGGGGAGCGTCGAACCGCGCCCGCAGGCTGGCCGCCCAGCTCGAGGCCCGCGGCGGAGCGCTCTACCGCAAGAACACCTCCACCCCTGGCGCCGCGTGGGCGATCCGCGCGCCTGGGATGATCGACACCGTCGCCCAGACCTTGCGGGAGGTTGAGGGGCTCCTGTTGACCACCAAAAAACCATGCCCGTCGCACACAAGCCCGACGACGAGACCAAGGACGTGGTCCGCGGCCTAGCGCGCTCCGGCGTCCCCCACGTCGAGATCGCCAAGGCCCTGGAGATCACCAAGCCGACGCTCTACAAGCACTACTCCCAGATCCTGAAGCTGGGCGCGAAGTGGGCGGACGCCAAGGTCGTGAACGGCCTGTTTCACAACGCCACGGTCGAGGGCAACGTCACCGCCCAGATATTCTGGCTGAAGGCCCGCTGCGGCTGGCGCGACCGCGACCCGGTCCAGACCCACATCCACGCCGGCGCCGAGTCAGCCGAGGGTAAGACGCTCATGTCCGCGCTCAAGGCCGCCAAGGAGTACAAGCCGGACGAGCAGGACGAGGAGTTCTTGCGGGCCCTGGAGAAGCGCGGCTCGGGAGATCCGGCCCGGAACTGACCCGTGGCGGCGAGAGCCAAGAGGGCCAAGCGGCCCAAGAAGGCCCTGCCCGCGATCGACCTCGAGCGGCTTGCGGAGGACATCCACAAGCCCGGAGAGGCCGGTGCGCGCGCGGCGTGGCGCCTTCAGAAGCTGATCCAACACGACCCGATCTGGGCCGCCAGGCGCCTGTACGGGATCAACCTCTGGGAGAAGCAGCGCGAGGGCCTGCGGATGATCTGGGACCACCCGCGGGTCGGGTGCCAGGCCGGCAACAACGTCGGCAAGTCCTACTTCGCCGCCACCGCGGTCCACATCTGGATGTCCGCGTGGCCGGACGCCAAGGTCGTGACCACGGCGAACACCTGGGCGCAGGTGGAGTCCGTCCTGTGGTCTGAGATCGCGACGCAGCACGCCAACGCGCCCATCCCGATCGGCGGACGGATGCTGAAGACGGAGTTCCAGCCGAACTCCAACATGCCCGGCTGGGTGGCCCTGGGGTTGTCCACGAACCGCTCAGACTCGTTCGTCGGCCGCCACGCGGAGCACCTGCTGGTAATCTTTGACGAGGCTCAGGGTATCGAGGCGTCGTTCTGGGAGGCGGCGGAGACGCTGGCGAGCTCGGCCGGTTGCCGGATCTTGGCGATCGGGAACCCGGTGCGGCGTTCGGGGCAGTTCTACGACGTCTGCCGCGGCAAGGTCCCGGGCTGGAAGTCGCTGCGGATCTCCTGCCTGGACCATCCGAACATCGTGCACGGCCGCGACCCGAAGACCGGGCAACTGCCGATCCCGGCCGCGGTCTCCCCCGAGTACGTCGAGGGAAAGCGTCTGGAGTGGGGCGAGGACTCCCCCACCTGGATCGCCCGCATCGAGGGGCGCTTCCCGCCCGCCTCCGAGCGCGCGCTGGTGCCCGAGGATCTGCTGGATCGCCAGGCCCACGCCATCGTCGAGGGCCTCCCCGGCCGCCGCATGGGCGTCGACGTGGCTCGCCACGGCTCGGACTCGAATGTCGCCGTGCTCCTCATCTACGGCCGCGTGGCCGCCGTGCACCGCTGGCGGGAGCGAGACCTGATGAAGACCGCCGGCTTGGTCGTGCGCCTCATGCAGCGCTGGGAGGTCGCGCCCCGCCTGACCGGGATCGACGTGGGGATGGGGGCCGGCGTGATCGACCGTCTCCGCGAGTTGGGGCACCCCGTCTGCGAGATCGACTTCGGCGGCAAGGGCGGCCTGGGAGCCGAGGGGATGCACGCCCAGCTGGTCGGGGAGGACCGCCGCTTTCTCAATGCCCGGTCCCGGTACTTCTGGACGATCCGGGCGATGCTCGAGGCCAACATGCTCTCGATCCCGCGGCGCTGGGAGAAGCTGTGGCAAGATCTGGGAGCGCTGGAGTACGACTACAACGAAGCAGACGCGCTTTTCGTAACGTCCAAGAAGCAACTCCGCGAGATGCTTGGGCGATCCATTGACGACGCGGACGCTTTGGTGTGCGCTATAGCGGCTGGGCAAGAGGAGCGCGAGCGGGGGCCGCGCTTCGCCTTCCCGGCAGCGTGAGAATCCCCACGCCATGTCTGAGAATCCCCGTCCCTCGCACCAAGGCTTCGCGCTCGTCCCCAAGTGGCGCACGACCATGGTGTACTCGACGGAGGTTCCCGGAGGGGAGGCAAGGGTGATCTTCGCGGAGTGCGACAAGACCGGGTCCTCCCTGGAGGGCTATCTGGAGCGCATCGGCGACGGCAAGTGGGATGGACAGCAGACGTTCATCGCCCCCGATGGTGCCAGGTTCAGCCACGAAGCTGACCTGATCGAGCACCTGCGTCGCCAACGATGACCAGAGCCCTCAGCCGAACCAGCCAAGCGCGCACCCCGCGCCTCGCGGTCCCCACCCAGCGGGCCACCGCCCACGAGATCAAGAGCCTGCAGCAGTGGGCCAAGAGCAAGCCGTCGAAGCGGTACGCGATGGGCGCTGAGGGGGCGCTGGTCTCCCCCCTGCGGCAGATCCCGTGGATCTACGCGGCGATCCGCAAGCTGTGGAGTGCAGTGGGTGTGGCCCCGCTGAAGTTCCGGGTCGATCAGGACCCCGAGAGCAACGATCTAGCGCCGACGGATCCGCTGGTGCGCCTGTTCGAGCGGCCGTCGCCGACGATGAGCCGCAAGGAGTACCTGACCCAGGTGGTCCAGTTCACCCAGACCACGGGCGAGGCGTTCCACGTCTTCCACGACGCGGAGGGTAGGGTGATTCGGCCGCTGGACGACGGCCTGGACGCCCCGATCCCGATGCCGGCGCAGATCACGGTCCGCCAGGGCGGCGGGCGCCTGGGGCTGCAGTACGAGCGCGGGCTGCCGAAGTCCTGGCGCTTCTCGGACGAGGAGGGCTCCCACGAGATCCCCTTCGCCGCGGGCCTGAACGTCCGAATGCCGTCCGAGGAGGACAGGTACCGGGGCCTGGCGCCGCTGGCGCCCGTGCTGGGCATCGGGGAGGCGATGTTCCTGGCCGAGCTGATGAACCGGAAGCAGGCGAGTCGGGGCGGGCTGTCGGGTCTGGCGATGGTGAACAAGACGCGGACCCGGGACGACGTCTACGAGACCATGCAGGAGATGGCCGACCGGGTGCAGGACTCGCTCGCGGACGGCCGGATCCCGTACATCGAGGGCGAGATCGACTTCAAGAAGCTGGTCGACTCGCACCGGGAGATGGCGTATTCGCGGCTGTCCGAGCTCGGGCGCAAGGATATCTCGGCCGTGTTCGGGGTGCCGGACGCCGTGCTGGGCATGGGGTCGAGCAACTACGCGACCTTCGCCGGCGAGATGCGGGGCATGTGGGAGACCACGGTCCGTGATCTGCAGTGCATGATCGAGGACGCGATCAACTGGCACTTGATCCCGCGGCTGCGAGTCGGGAGCCGAGAGGTGCAGGCCTGGGCGTACTTCGACAACTCGAAGGTGGCGTGGCTCCAGCCGGACTACGAGGAGCTCGGGCGGCAGGCCCGGGGTTTGATGGCGGTCGGCGTCCCGCGGCGCGCGGCGCTCGATCGGGTGGGCCTAGTCGAGGTCGAGGACACGGAGTTCGACGAGATCCCGATGTTGGAGGGAGGCCTGGAGTCCTTCGCCGAGGCGGTCCGCGGCTCTGGCGACGAGTCGGCGCCAGGGCTCTCGCCTGAGCAAGCCGCAGAGTTGCGCGCGATCCTGCTGGACGTGGGCAAGGGCGCGCTGTCGCCCGAGGCTGCCGTGCTGTTGATCGCGTCCGCGCTGCCGATCGAGGAGGCGGACGCCCGCAAGATGGTCGAGGCCATCGAGATCAAGGAGCCCCAGCCGGTGCCGGCGGCGCTACAGAACCAGCCGCCGCCCGTGTCGCCTGGCCCGCCCGAGGAGCCCGACCAGGAGCGCGCCGCGCGCCCGTTCGAGATCCGCCTGTCCCCCCGGCTAGAGACCCGGACCCGCATGGTCTCCCAGACCCCCCAAGCCGAGCGGGACGCGATCTACGAGGAGTTGGAGGCTCGACGCGAGGAGGGCGACTCCAAGATCAGCCGCGCGGTCCGCCAAGTCTGGCGCGAGGCCAAAGAACGCCAGCTCGAGCACCTGCGCGCCTTCGCTGCCGGTGGTGGGTCGCGCCTCCCCCGCCGATCGCTCTACGGCGAGGACCGCGGGATCCGCCTGCTGGGGTCCGAGTTGCGCGACCTCGCCAAGGCGATCCGCGCCGACCGGGAGCAGGGCGAGCAGCTCGTGCCCATCCTCGACTGCTGCGGCCAGGAGATCGCCGCCTGGTGGGCGCCGGTCGAGGAACGGCAGCGCAACTGGTTCGCCGACCACGGCAACCTGGCCAGCCTGCCCGGTGGCCTGCGCCGCTTGGCGGACGTGGCCGTGTTGCGCGAGGCGGACCCGAACCTGTCTGAAGCCGAGATCGAGGCCCTGTTGGTCCTGGGGAGCCCGGAGTGGGCCAAGGAGATCGCGGAGGCCTTGGAGCCGGTGTTCCTCGACGTGCTGGGCGACGCGGTCCGCCGGGCGAACTCGGACCTCTCGATCCCGTACTTGGCCGAGCCGGACGCCGTCTTGCTGCGTCTGGCGCGGGAGAACCGGATCAAGCTGGCCCGCGACATCCAGGGCACCCTGGCGACTCGCGTGCGCTCGGCGATGGTTCGGACCCTGAGTGAGGGGCCGGCGACCGTGACGGGGATCCGGGAGCGCGTGCGCGAGACGCTCGCCGAGCTCGAGGAGACCGTCGAGGACCAGTTCGGCAAGGCCAACGACCGGGCGCTGACCATCGCGCGGACCGAGACGGCCTACCTGGACAACGCCGCAGAGTTCCGCACCAGCGAGCTAGGCCGCGACGCCGGCGAGTTCCTGACGCACGAGTGGCTCGCAGCCTCCCGCAACTCGCCTCCCACCGGCCGCACCCGCCCGACCCACGTTGAGGTGGATCGGACAGTCCAGTTCATCGGCCAGGCGTTCCGCGTCGGCAAACACCTCCTGCTCCACCCGGGCGACAAGCAGGTCGACGCCCCCGAGGAGACCATCAACTGCCGCTGTGCGCTGCGCCGCCGCCGGCTCCAGACCGACCTCGACGAGGGTCTGATCGACCAAGCCACCTTCGACCGCCTCCAGAACGGGGCCGCCTGATCCCATGACTGACCTCGACCTCAACCTCCTCGACGCTGTCCGCCTGGGCGTGGCCAGCCCTCACGAGATGCGCCAGGCCGCGGACGTTGTCCGCACCTTCAAGTCCCAGGGCAACATGCTCCTGCGGGGCTCGGCAAGCCCGAAGCCGGTCATCGAGCGCGCCGCGATCAACCGCGAGGCCCGCTCGATCACCTACGCCGGGTCCGTCGAGATCGTCGACCGGATGGGCGACCTGATCCTCCAGCGCGGCTGGGAGACCGACAACTGGAGCGAGCACGGCGGAGTCTTCCTGTGGATCCACGACCACGGCGACATCATTGGCCAGGGCATCCAGACCGGCCTGGGTCAGGCGACCTACCGCGGCGCCCAGTACCCCGCGCAGCTCTTCGAGATCGGCTACCTGTCCGAGGACCTGAACCCCGCCTCCGAGGTCGTCTGGCGCCTCGCGTCGGGCCAGGGCACCCCCACCGGCCGCCCGCTACTCAAGGGCGTCTCCGTGGGCTTCCGCGGGCTGGACATGCGGGCCTTCGACTCCGACGAGCGCGAGAAGTACGGTCTGCCGGACGACCACTGGGGGCTCGTGTTCGAGCGCCAGGACCTGCTCGAGCTGTCCCAGGCGCCGGTCCCGGCGAACCAGGGCGCGTTCACCCTCAGCGACACAAAGGCGGACCGCAAGTTCGCCGCGCAGGTGGACGAGGCGTTGGGGCACATGGTCAGCGAAGGCCAGATCAGCGCGAGCCTCGAGCGCCTCTTCCGCGAGCGCTACCAGGTGAGCCCCGGCGAGGCCGCGAAGAAGGCCGCCGAGCGCGCCAAGTCGTTCACCGATCTAGG